TCGCCTCCGTGCAGGCGCAGACGTACCCCGTCGAGTTCGTGGTGGTCCCTGATGAAACGCCCCGAGAGAACTACCCTTCCGACCCTCATGCGTTCTGGTGCGCCAAGGGCTGCAACCCCCGCAACGAGGGCTTGGACCGGGCAACCGGCGATTGGGTGATGACGCTCGACGATGACGACGAGCTAGAGCCGAACGCCGTACAGGTGCTCTTCGACGCGGTGATCTCGAACGATTGGGACGTAGCCTATGGCCGCTCGCAGATCGCGGGTGGAGGGTTTCTGGGTTCCTGGCCTCCCAGACCTTCCGGGTTCGTCAATGGCTCCGTTCTCTGGAGAGCGTCGATGGGGTATCGCTTCGATGTGGAGTGCTGGCGCAAGGGGCTACCGGCGGACTGGGACCTTTGGAGCCGCATGATCGCGGACGGCCGCAAGTGGGGCTTCGTGCCGGTAGTTGTGCATCACTACTTCCCGGCGGGACCGGCACCGATATGCGACTAGCGGCCATTATCCCCACGCGCTTTCACCCGCCTCAGCTCGACCCACTGGTCGCGCTGCTCGAGGCAGACGGCGTTCAGGTTCATATCCTGGAGTCGGAGCAGTACGGCCACCGCATCTACCGGATGTGGAACGCGGGCATGGAATTGGCTCAGGCCGACTTCATCGCCGTGCTGAACGACGACATTACGATACTACCGGGGAGTATGCCGCTGATGGCCGAGGCGCTCTCCGATCCTTCCGTGGGCATCGTCTACCCCGATGTACGGGCGGGACTGAACTTCCTGCCGTCGCTGCCGCTCACGCTGGAGCCGACCACGAGCACATGGGGCGCGGCGGGCATGACCGGCTTCTGCTTCATGTTCCGACCGCCGGCTAAGTTCGATGAGTCGTACTCGTGGTGGTACGGCGACGACGACTTCGAGGAACGCACCCGCCTATCGGGGCTGACGGTGTGCCGGATCGTCGGTCTACCGATAGGTCACTCCCCGGACGGCTCGGCAGGGCGGGTTATGCACGAGCTTGGGCCGCTGATCCAGGCGGATAGAGCACTCTGGGACAGCCGACACGGCGCACCCTCTACCGGATCGTCTTATCGGAGCGTGGAATGAAGCTGCTGATGGTCGGCGATCTTGACGTGACGGGGTTTGGCACGGTCACGATGGACCTGGGTAAAGCCCTACTCGCCGCGGGCGTAGATGTGCGGTTCGTAGCGGATGCCGCCGGAGAGCTACCTGAGCCGTTTGCGTCTCGGACTGCCATTCTGAAAGAGGGACGGCTGGAGCTCACCGACGAAGGCCGGGAGAACTTCTCGCACCTGTTCCGGGGCGGCGCGTTCGAGGATGGCTGGATACCTGATGTCGGGCTTCTGATCGGCGATCCGGGATCATTGCTGGGTAACCCAATCCTGCTGGTCGCCGAGGACTGTCCGCTGTGGCACTACGCACCCATCGAAGGCACCGACATTCCTCCGGCGTGGCGGTTCATCTGGGACGTGGCGAAACCTATCGCGTACTGCGAGTTCGGCGCTAACGAGATCGAGCGGGCTACCGGGGTCCGTCCGCCGTGGATATATCACGGCGTAGATACCGACACCTTCCGCGAAGTTTCCGGGCTGCATCCGTTGGTAGTCGAAGGGCAAATCCTACGGACGAAGGCTCAGTGCAAGGCCCTCTTCGGATTGAACCCCAACCGGACGATCCTGCTGCGGACGGATCGCTTCATGCCGCGCAAGGCATATCCGTCGATGTTCCGTGCCGTCATGCCGGTACTCGCGGCGCGTCCCGAGGTCGATCTGGTGATCCATTGCCGGCCCCGTGACTTAGGCGGGGACATCCGCGTGGAGCTGTCCAAGTACGGCGACCTATCGAAGCGGGTTATGTTGACGCCCGGACGGCTCCCGAGAGAAGGACTCGTCGCGCTCTACAACGCGGCGGACCTGTATCTCTCGTCCGGCCCGGAAGGGTTCGGGCTCACCATCGCGGAGGCTCTGGCGTGCGGAGTGCCGGCGGTCGGGCTCGACTACACCGCCGTACCGGAGGTGATCGGACCTGCGGGGATGGTAGTGCCAATCGGCGCGCTAACTGATAGCATCTACTCGTACTTCTGGGCCGTCCCGGATGAGGAGCGCTACGCAGAGGCGGTAGCGTTCCTGGTGACGCACAAGCACCACCGGGAACAACTGGGGATGTTGGGCTCGATGCACGTCCGTTCGAAGTTCCAATGGGCCGAAGCTGCCCGTAAGTTCATCGACGTGATGACGCCGGAGGTAGCAGCATGAGTCTCCTGTACCCGGTGGTCCCCCAGGACATCCGCAACTACCTCTCGCTTGCCGATGCGGGAGCCGGTCCGCCTACGGGTAAGACCCGGTACGAGGACGCGGTGCTGTACGGGCACATCGCAGCGGCTAACTCGTATCTAGAGCACGCCACTCACCGCTATCTCGCGGACCACGGCAAGGTTACCTGGGCCACTACGACTCTCCTTAGAGCACAGATGCCCATCCCCGGCTTCCGCTCGTTTGACTCGGTGACCTGGGGGCCGGTAGGCGGCACGGTGGCGTTCAACGTCTCGCTCCCTGGCGACGGCACGTCGGGCCCGCTCTACGCCCTCCAAGATGAGCTGGCGACGGGTGTATACATCGCCCTCCAGCAGCGTCCCTGGCGAGTCGATAACGAGACGTGGTACCTCGCCATGTTCGATTGGTTCGGCCACTCGGCAGACTCGCCCTTCTATCCCGGCAATATCGGCGGCGGTTACGCCTGGACCTCGATGCCGAATGACTTGGTGGTGATCGGCGAGGGGGGTTGGCTCTACGGCTCCGCGCCGGACGCCTATCGTCATGCGCTGTTGGTCCTGTCGAGTTTCTACACGAAGCGCGGATCGTCGGTGCTCTCGGACGTGACGATCACCCCGGGCAGCGGAGAGATGCACTTCTCCCGCCTGCCGGAAGAGGCGCGAGAGTTCATCGACCAGTGGAAGCTCGGCGAGCAGGCGGTTAGCGTCGGATGACAACTACCCTGTACGGCTACGACGCGCTGCAAGCCCGGTTTAGGAGACTCGGGCAGGTGGACTCGCGCCTGATGCAGATGATCCTCACCAAGGCCTCCGCGGAGGCGAAGCTCCGAGCACCCCGCCGGACCGGGAACCTCCGACGAACTATCGGCTTTACGCAACTTGGCGCGACCTCCGGGCGCGTGTTCGCTAGAGCTTCCTACGCGGCAGCGGTTGAGAAGGGCTCTCGGCCTCACGTCATCGTTCCGCGCCGGGCGTCGGTCCTGGCTTTCGCTCTCGGGTCCGGGGCACGTTTGACGGGTTCCGCGCGAGTAGGCGCCAACATGATCTTTGCGATGCGCGTTCATCACCCCGGTACGAAAGCCAAGCCGTATCTCCTTCCGGGAGTCCGGGCGGCTATCGCCGGATCGGGGATGGCGAACGTAATCAAGGAAGCGTGGAACGAATGACGATCATAGCCACCATCCCCTCAACGTTCCAGAGCGACCGCGAGGACGTGCACTCCCTGGTGATCGCGATTGCGGATGCGTGGATCGCCTACTGCCAGACTAACGGCATCGCTCAGGGGATTGTCCGAGAACGCTGGCACACGCTCCCGGAGTCGCTGACGGGGGACGGGCCGTTCGTCTATGTCTCCGAGATCACAGAGCAGATCACACACGACATGAACACCCGCGAGACGATCTTCGAGGGCGGACTCGGGTACGTGGACATCCGCTCGGACCCGGAAGAGACAGACGCCCGCGTCAACGCTTTCGCGGACTACATGCGGGACATATTCACGGCCAACGTCCAGACGATCCAGGCGGCTACCGGACGTTCCGGCGTGTTCGAGGAGGTGCGTGCGGCGAACGTCCCACCGTTGCACGAAAGCCAGGTTTACCTAGAGCACTTCATGGTCAATTGGAAATATACCGTCCTGGGCGGTTACAGATAGGGCGTGAGCCCGAAAGGAGAGCAACATGCCAGTCATTCCGCTCCCGGGCCACGTTCGGTTCCGGGCATACCAGATGGGGCCGGAGGTAGCGATGAATACCCCGGTCGCGGCGACCCGGCGCTACCCGGGCCGGTTCACCCCCAACATCAACCCGAACTGGACGGACCCGGACATCGACACCGGGACGCTCGGTCGAGCGGTGCCGCCGTACCGTCTCGCGCCGGACTACAAGGGCCAGTACGTCGGCCCGCTCGCGTTTGATGACATTCCCACGTTTATGACCGGCATCTACAAGCCGGTCACCCCCTCGTATTCGGGAACGGCATACACCTGGCTGTGCTTACCCGCCGAGACGAGCGCGGATAGCTTCCAGACGAACACTGCCGAGTGGGGCGACGAGGTAACCGGAGATCAGTTCCAGTACTACTCCGGCGTCCTAGAAAAGCTGGCCATCAACTTCCCCGAAACGCTTGCCCCGGCCCAGGTCACGGCCGACTACGTGTTTGGACAAGTGAACTGGCCGAAGACCATGACGGCGGGCCTCTCGGTAGACTCGAACCCGTCCTGGGTCTACGGCGCAGACACGTACCTCGCCATCGACTCGACAGCCGGCGGCATCGGCGGGACGATCCTCTCCAAGACCCTACATGGGGCCACGGTGACGATCTCTCAGTCGCTGGATGTCAAGCGGTTCATGGACGGAGCCTCGGTCCGGTTCCAGGCCCAGAACTACGGCCGCGGACTCCGCGAGACGGAGTTCAGCGGCATCATGGCGAAGTCAACCTCGTCCCTCACAGAGGTCGCTAACTGGCTGAACAACAACGCCCAGAAGCGCTTCCTCTCCCTCAAAACCGTCTCTCCCACCCTCATCCCTTCGAGTGCCATCGCGTACAGCCAGGAGATGCGGTTCGCGGGTTATTGGTACACCCGGACCGACAGCATCAGCGGCAACAACAACACCGGAGTCTCGCTGGTTTGCCGGACCGTCTACGACGCCACGCTGACCTACAACACCTGGTGGCAGGCAGTCTGCGCCAGAGCAACCCTCTAGTCCGTCGAAGGAGCGCACGATGGAACCGATCAGAGTCGAACTTGACGCCTCGGAGTGGGTCGATCTTGAGCCGTCGGTAACCGTCCCGATGGGGATGGCGGCGGTCTACACGATCTTCTCCCACCCCGAGGCGAGCGAGGCTGAGCTCCGCGGATTGCTCGCGCCGATCTTCATGCGGTTCGGTATCCGCGACTGGTCCTTCCGTGACGGTAAGGCCCAGATCAAGGTAGAGCCGGACAGCGTAGCCCGGCTCCTACCGTTCGCCGACGCGGGCTTCGAAGTAGCGAACAGGTGCATGGACCTCTACCTCGGAGACATCCTGCGCCCTTTACAGGCGAGACGGAACAGGCTCTTGGTGCCTGGTCCGACGGACGACTCGATATCTCCGACCCCCGGATTTGGTACGAAGCCCCCGACGCCGCTCTCGCCGTCCTTGCCAGAGAGCACGGTTGGGAGTCCGTCCGTGGTCCCGGTCCCATGAGCTGGCACGAGGTTGCCGCCTCTCTCCAACTGCTTGCGGAAGAGCGGTACGGCGCACCCACCCGGGCGCGTCTGATCGCGTTGCATGAGGAGGAAGAGCGGGCGGCATCCCGAGCACGTGAGGCGGTCGAGTGAACCAAGAGGCGCAATTGTCGATCCTGGTAACCCTCCGAGATCAAATCTCGGGGGGTATATCGGGCATCAATTCGGCGCTCGGAGGACTAGCGAACCAGAGCTCGGCGGCGGGCCGGGCGATGGGCGTGCTGGAGACGGGAGCCAGCAACGCATGGAACAACATCAAGAATCTGGCCGGCTCGCTCGGCATTATGGGGCTCGGAGGTGGCCTGCTCGCTGTCTCGGGACTGCTCAAGTCGTCAATCAGTGACACGGAGCAGTTCGGCGAGGCGGTTCTGGCGCTGAACCAGCTGACGGGCGAGAGCGCGGAGTCCCTTTCCGGCCTCGCCGGAGCGATGCAGGCGGTTGGGCTGACCGGGCCTGACGCGACTGCCGCGATTGGGATGCTGGACAAGATGGTGGGCAAGATGTCCACCAAGCAAGAGCTGGCCTACGAGACGCAGTACGGCATCAGTCTGCGGAACACGACGATCACGGCACAGCAGGCGGCGGTGGCGGAAGCGACGCTTGCCGACAAGAAGGCCACGCACTCCGAGATTATCAAGGCCCAGTCGGTCCTGAACGATTACCTGAACAGCTCGTACAAGACCACGAACGAACTGGTCCTACAGGCGGCGGACTACTACAACAACGACGCCATCCCCGCCGAGACGAAAGCCGCCGCGCTGAGTAAGGAGTTCGGCAAGGGCTGGCAGACGCTTATTCCGCTGTTCACGCAAGGGTCTGATGGTATCCAGGCGCTGGAACAGTCCGCCGCGGATATGGGCCTGACGATCACAACTCAGAACCTGCCCGAAATCCAGCAGATGAAGGACGCCAACGACAAGTGGAACCAGAGCGTGTCGGCTCTGAAACTCCAGATCGGGCTGGCGCTCCTCCCAACGCTCTCGGACCTGATGGATAACGTCTCGGACTTCGTGAACAACCACCAGACCGATATCGTGTCGTTCTTCCAGAACGCCGCAAGTGCAGCGGAATCGTTGGGCGGGTTCATCACGTCCGATGTGGTGCCGGCTCTCCAGACGATCATCGGCTGGTGGAACAGCCTGCCGGGCCCGCTCCAGGACTTGCTCATAGGTGGGTTCGCGCTCAACAAGATTACCGGCATCGGACCGTCTGCGATTGCATCGATCTTCACCAGCGGCGGTTCTGCCGCGTCGGTAGCGGAGGGAGCGAAGGGTCTGACTCCCGTCGATCCGATGTTCGTCTACGTCGTGAACCAAGTGCTCGGCGGAGGGGGTTTTAATCTTACGAACCTGGGTCAAGATGCGGAAGAGGCGGCAGCAGTGGCGGCTGGGGTAAGCCTGCTCGCGGTAGCCAGTACCTCTGCCGCGATCATCGGCGCCACGACCTTACTCGCGAAGGTCTACTACGACAAGACCGGTGGCGGACCGATCATCGATAACCCCCACTATGCGCTGGACGCAGCGCAGAAGGTCACCGACTACGCGGGTGGTGGCCCACCTGCCAACGTCGGCTCGATCATGGGCTACGGGCGTGAGTCTGCCGCGATGGTCAAATCCAACGACCTTGCCACACTCATGGGCATCAACCAACTGGTGACGCTCCAGCGGGCAGCGGCAGCGACGGGGGATGTCAAGCTCGCGGACAAGATCACGAAGGACCTGGCGGCCCTGCAGCTCGGCGTGGTCAAAGGTTTCGGCGAGCAGCTGATGGCGAAGGAGAAAGCGGCGGCCGCCGACCGTGCGCTACAGCAGATCGCCATCGACGTGACGGTATCCGCTCAGAGCATCGGCAAGGCCACGACCAGGGTGACGAACTACAAAGGCATGGTCCCGCAGTGACCGTTACCATCCGGCATGGGCCGCTCGGAGCCGCCACTACACCGATAACGGGCCAGGTCCGGCAGCCGTCGTCCCCGGGCAACCCGGTAGGGGTCAGCGCCTGGTCCTTGGTCGAAGGCGCGGAGAAAGCCGCAACCGCGCTATCCGGGCTGAACGTCGAAGACCCCTCGGCGACTTCGACTCTGATAGGGCTCCAGGAAGTGCACGTCGAGGACTCCCTGTGCACGGAGCCTACGGTGTTCGCGGGGTTCTGGGACACCCGTGACGTGCAGCGCACCGAGACTCTCAGGACGGGTACTCAAAGACAGTGGGACGCTCAGACCACCGACCTGAACGCACTCCTGGGGGACCACATTATCGGGTCCGGCAAGCGGCCCGCCGAGACGGACATAACCCGTATCTATTGGCTGCTGGCATCGGGATACTGCCCGATTGGGACAGCGGGGTACATCGACACCTCCAGCCCCGTGACTCTCCCGGCGGCGGACTACACCGGACGCACGGCGGCGGACGTTCTGGCGGAAGCGTCGAACCTGTCGAACCTCAACTACTTCGTCCGCTGGGAGCAGCTCGCGTCCTTCTCAGACTCTTACTCTCCGTGGCTCTCCGGGCTGTCGTCATACGTCGCCCCGACCGGGGACGTGACAATGAGCGGCACGTATAGCTCCCCGGATATCTGGAACGGGCGGTGGGCTTCCTACGGACTACAGGGCACCTACTACCCCGCCACTTCCGCCTCGTCCACGACGGGCACGTTGACGCTCGGCGGGGTTTTCTACTTTGGCGACCGGCAGGCCGTAGCCAACGACAACCCTGGCGGCAGAAGCGACAATTTCGGCTTCGGCGTGACACAACTCTTTGTCTCGGGAGGGATGTCGGCGGACGGTCGCTGGGTCTGGGACCTGGGAGCGAACCCGAAACTAATCGCCGCAGTGGGCATCATATCCTGGCTCATCGACGTATACGGAGCCTGGTCGGTCGAAACCTCGGAGGACGGGATCACCTGGTCGGT